CATTTCCGAATAAACTGATGTGTAGCCTTGGGGTGAAGCGCCATCCCTTTTCCATGCAGACTTCTGCCACTTCTTTAACGTTAAGGACATACTCTTCCGAACGTCCCCCAAGCGGCATACAATATACTGGACACTCAACGCCTGCGCCACGGTATGCTTGCACAGCTCTACCAGCTTCATCAATATCTGAACGATCAGCAACGACAAATTTAAGATACATGTCGCTACCATCAACAGTGGAGTAATTAAGAGCAACGTTAGGCTTAATAGCATCTTCCCAAGATTCTCCGCTAACGGATAGTTTAGGCGAACAACTCCATGTGACTGTAATTCTATTGCTATCGTTGAGATAGTGGTATAAGTCATTATGTAATACTTGTGTAGTGTTTGTTTCAAATGTGACATTTTTTAGATCCTGCATACGTGGATGCTCAAATAGTTCGACATACAATCGTTGCCACGCCAACAACGGCTCGCCACCTGTCATAATTAAGTGGATGTCTTGTCCGTTATCCATTGTCCACTTGCCTTCTGGAGTAAGGGATAACAAATGTTCAACAACTTCTTCAACTTCTGCAAGTTTGTTAAAGTTTTTAAATTCAGGATAGATACTTGCATACGTATCACAACCTGTATGAATAATAGGCAAGTCTGTAAACTTTTCGGTCCTTGCAATAATACCATCATCAAGTAAGTCTTTTACTTCTTGATTGTATCTTTGACCATCTGCTTGTTTTTCTGCACGACTAGGTTCATCTTTACCAAGTCCAAAGTTCATGCAACGAAAGTTACAACCGAAGGTACGTAGGAATACACTAGGCACTCCTACAAACTTACCTTCGCCTTGTACGCTGTAAAACGCTTCTGAATATCTTAGTTTCATACTTGACTTTCTGTTTACTGCTTCATGCGATGGATAGCCTTTTTCAAATACTGGAGATTCTGTCATCGTGCAAACTCCTGTTGCAGTTTAATGTTATCGAAAAACTCTTTCTTTGTGCCCATGTCATCTTTAAATGCACCACGTAGTACAGTTGTTTGTGTTAAACTGCTAGTTGCCATAATGCCTCTGTTCTCACAACAACCGTGTGTTGCTTGTATATAAACACCTAAGTGTTCTGCATCAGTCGCCGACTGTATTTCACGAGCAATGTCATTTGCAAGTTCTTCTTGTAGTGTACCGCGTCTAGCACACCACTGTGCAATACGTGTGTACTTAGACAGTCCAATAAGTTTATCTGCTGCAATAATACCAATGTATGCAACGCCTGCTACTGGCTGGTGATGATGCGAACACATGCTTTTAAGTTCGCTACGTACTACTAGCATGCCTGCATAGCGATCATCGCTATCATTAGGAAATGCTGTTGCCGCCGGTGCAGGGTCGTATCGTCCTGCCATAATTTCATTGTAGTACATTTTAGCAAGACGCTTTGCTGTGCCTTTACTATTAGGATCGTTAAACCTATCAATTAATAGTGCGTCTAATACACCTTCAAATGCAATAGATGCTTCGTTGATTAATTCTTCTTTGTCACCAGTCTCTAATACTTCACTGATATTGTCACCAGCCCAATGGCGAATGTTTGCTTCTTCAAGCCGGGCTTTGATTTGTACTATTTTGCTCATTTATTTCTCCGAGTTATAGACGAGGATGTCATGTAAGTAGTATACTCATAATACAAGTATACTACTCTATTTAGGTTTTGTCAAGTATTAAAATATTTTTCTAACATATCAATACGATCAGTTGCATGAGCCATCTTGTCAAGTTCTTCTTGAATGGCTTCTACAATGTCACTATGCTCGCCAATACCAGTTGCATTGTTCATATACACCATGATATTAGTCTTTGCTCTTTCGAGCTCACCTTCGGCATGCATACGTGCTGCTTTGACTAATTGTTCTCTCAAGTTCATTTCCTTTTCCTTATTGTTATTATTTGTATTCAGCTACATTTTCCCAAGGGTAAACTAACCACACATCTTCTTCTGCTTTGTTAATTTCGTGACAAGTATATCGTACGTCACTAAAGTCGCTTGCTAAGTTTTCCGTTAGTGTAGCAAAACGAACATTCTGGTCCCAAACTGTTCCCCAACTTTTATCCATTGGCAAACAACTTTTAGGCCAGTCTTCTTTGATCCAATTGAAAGTAGCACCAGTATCGTTGATATCATCTACAATAAGGATATTCTTGCGTAAAGGACCTGCTGTAGCACGTGGTTCACTTTCGTAACCAAATGCATCTTCAGCCATCCAAAGATTACTTTCGCTTTCACTGTCATCATCACGCAAGCTTACTTTAAGTGCTTCGCAACGTATGCCAGTCATATTACTAATAATAGTAGCAGGCACATTACCCCCGCGTGTAAGACCTACAATGTAATCAGGACGCCAGTTATCAGCATACATTTGGTTAACAATGCTTACGCACATACGTTCAATGTCGGTCCAGCTATAATAATGTTTCTTAATCATTTTCCCGCCTTTGAGTCTTTCTCTGCTTTAGTTAATTTATTATTCCAAGTGTTGTTACTAATACCAAGTTCTGAAGCCATAGCTTTAGTTTTACCTTTAGTAACTTCTCCGCCCTTAGCTAAAAACTCTGCTTTCATTCGTTCCAGTTCATCGTCTTTAGGCTTTGCGTCGTGATTCATGCTCATGTGTTATCTTCTTTCTTGCCTTTGTAATCTTGTTCTACTAATTTGTATATAGTTTGAAAGTTTTCGTATGCCTTAGCAAGTGCAGGGTATTCCTCACACATGTTATTAACAGTGTATATATCAGGTAATGCTTCTTTCCATAATGTAGGCACAATTTTAATGTTGTCCCAATCAAAACTAATCTGATCATCTGAAGAAATAGTATAACCAGTTATACCACTTATAGTAGTAATACTATCTAAATTAGGAGTACTAATAACAATAACACTACTGTTAGTATTAGTTGATACATTAAAAGTATAATCGGACCCTGTGTCAGTAATAAAAGCCTCGTCAGGATAATCGCTTAAATCAAGTGTAATAGTGTCAATCGCTTTGTTTGATTGTGTCATACAATGCTGCTCCGCTAAAGAATTCTTTGTTTAGTTTTATACGTTGCTTCTCTAAGGACACTTGTAAATCGGTATAGTTATCCATATAATTTACAATTTGTGCAACTACTTTGTCTCTATGATACAAGTATGCGTCATAGTTCTCAGTCCATTCACTAGGATATAAAAACTCAGGTAATGCCATTTCACTATAGCTTAGTCTATCAGGCACCATAGGAATTGCATCAACTAATGCTCCTTCGTACCAACTAATGCCAAGTGTTTCTTGTAAGTTAGCACTAAACACCATCTTAGCTTCGCCTAACAAGTTATGATACTCGTTTTTACTAAGTTCGTAGTCTTGACAAACAACAAACTCGTATTGTGGCAATCGCTCTGCAAGGTCTCTAAAAATATCAACTTGCTTCTCAGGCGCAACTCTATGCGGAAACAAAATTAAATCACGTTTTTGCATACCTTTGTATTGCTGCAAACTGTTGTGCAAATATTCCATAGGCCATCCGACCCGCTTAATTGTTTCAGTTTCTCGTACATCATCGTCATCTTCGGTCCATTCTAGAACTCCTTTAGCAAACAAATCTATGTGGAATTCACTTGCATAAAAATTATGATCGTAGCAGCTAAACATACTATGTTCTGCACTGCGCACCCAAGGTTTATCACCAATAAGTCTTCCTAAGAAGTCTTGCGGATCATAACTGCCAGCATGCCACAAGCCGCCGATACGAATATCGACGCCTAGTAGTTCTGCCATATATTTAAGTTGTATAACTGTAGGGTTCCATGCATCAGTGTATAAAAAGTAGTCGCCGTCTTTAACTTGTCCGTTACAAAACATTTCGCCGATAGTTTCTAGTTGTTTACTCTTGTATACATTAGTACCGCCAAAGTTGAGGAACGCCCCAGGCGTAGTTGCCTGAGGAGTCTCCCCACCACTAATGACCACAACATTTTCATCAATAGCATGTTGCAGTTGTTTAGGGAGATACTCCTTCCACTGTTTAGTGTAACGAGTGTCTACTGCTTCGATATCTACAATGAAAATAGTCATAGTTGTTATCCTTTAGTGTTGTTGTTAAAACGAGGCTTGCGCTCCCGTTGAACAAAGTCTTTGCCGCCGTTGCGAGCTTTTGCTCGTACCCAACCTTGGTACTTTTGATAGGCAATCCAATTAGGATCTTCCTTCTTATAAAGTGCTCTTTCATCAAACACTTTGCCTTCAAAGCGACAATAATCACGATACTGATCGAGATCGTTGAACACCTTATTTACTGCTGGATTAGCAATTGTCATAATGTAAATCCTCTTGTTATGACTTGGGGTAATATATTGAACAGCCGTTTTCGCCATCTTCAGCGACATCTATCTCTACAAAGCGGCAGGGGTACTTTGCGGAAATTTCTTCGTACAAGTCATCTGCAATCATCTCACATGACTTGTGATTCAGTTGTATTACATCCTGTGCGTACAACCGTTCCATCCAGCGTTTAAACTGAATGAATTCTATGTCGCGATCGTTGTGAAACACTTCGATGCGAACTTTAAAGTGGAAAATATGACGATGAGGAATGCCGAGGAATGATACATCGTCCCACTCGCCTGTTGCTAATTTCGGGTCTGTGTCTGCACCCGGATACATATGCACCCCCTCTTTAGAGAACGTGACCCAGATACTACGATCTGCTTTATTCATTGCGTTTTCTGTTGCCATTTTTGCGTCTTCTTCCTTCATTCTGCGTCCCATATAATTATGATACGATTCGTGTTGTGTCATAGTATTATTATACTTTCTTTAGTTAGTGTTGTCAAGTGTTTTTTTTGAACAGTTGTCAAAATGCCATCTTTTCATAGGACTATTGCCACCTGTTTTACCACAGTGCGGGCAAGTTACAGTATCTTGTGCAATACCTTTTAGAGCATCTGAACGTTTTTGATTAGATACAGGATCTTGTGTTTTACCCTGCTTTGCTTTAGAAATCTTTAGTTTAGTTGCTTCACTATGATGCTTACCTTCCATACCAGATTTTACAGAACCATATCGTTCAATCTTTGTCTGAATAATCTTTCGTTTAGTTTCTTCGCTTAACACTTTACCTGTATGTGCTTCAGATAGACGCTGTCTGTGTTCTTTTGATTTCGTTTTGCCTTTATGCGAAGGAGGACGACAGTCTGTGAGTATATTCATAAGTATTCCAGACTCGTCAATACGCCTACCATACTTTGCAATAAGTGTTTCTTCTAAAGTGTAAGCAGATTCTTCGTCCATATCTTTCTGTATGATTTCAATAGCAGGTATTAAACCGTTGTCAAGTATACTTTTGATTTTCATATCCTTCATATGATTATCTGTAGAACGACCATTCTTTACAGCACGGAGATGATCCAAATGCCTTTTGTTGTCCCACTTACCTTTACCTATATAAAACGGTTCCATTGTTTCTGGGTCTTTATAGCAATAAACATAATACATATGTTTATTTAGCAAAACTTACCCTTATTATTCTAAAACTGACTCTTATAATCCTAAACCTGCAAGGAATGCTCGTAGCTTCTTACCTGTATCGTGTTCGTCGCCTTCACGATAACCATCTTCCATATAACGAAGAAACTCTTGATGCGTCATACCTGTGTCCTGCACTTTCTTGCCGTCGTATTCTTTACGAAAGGTTACCCAGACACTTCTGCTTGCTTCTGTCATAGTTCTTTCTTCTTTCAGTTTTCGGGAAATATAATTATGATAACGTTCTTGCATGTTAATACTATAACACTAATCAATGACTTTGTCAAGTCCATAATCTTTCCAATCAGTATAAACTTTACGATCCATTAAATTATGAACACTGTGGCACCATATCCCGCTATTTGTGTCACCCCATGTGTTGTCATCTAATTTAAGAGTCGCATTATAATTAAACTGTTTAATATATGGAAGTTTGACACTAATCATACTAATAAATGTGTTATACTCGTCGTATCCTGATTCTAACACACCGTGACTATATTCAACACCAAAATCAAGTGTACACCAATAACCTTCTTTTAGTAATGGGAGAATCATATCATCCCACGCTTTCCAGTCGTCGGAATCTTCTGGAAAGTTTAATCCAGGAGTAAAGCTCTGACTAGTCCCGAAGTATAAGTGTTTAATGCCATGCTCATCAGCACGTTTCTTAATTTCATCCGCAGGCTGTATACCTACAACAAACAGAGTTTGTTCACCATACATTGCAGTATGTTCAACTTCTGTTCCGATAAAGTATATTACATTTTGTCTTTCGTCGGTATTTAATCCCATTTTATATAGCCTCTGCTGTAGTTGTCGGGTCTGTTTAAGCCATCTTCAAAAGCTTGTTGCCATTCTGTAGTTCTTGAATAACCTTTAGTCCAAAAGTCATCGATATCTACTTGATTGTTAGTAATCATACTCTCTGCAAGTTCCATTGACTTAATAAAGCAATCTGCTCGCGGACTAGGAAATACAATAGTGCAAGCCTTCCAAAGTAAGTTACCAAAGTCTGATGTTAATTGTTTTTGCACTCCTAGTATTAGCAATGCTTCGTTATTAAACGCTACATCATCCAATATATTAGTTCTACTACTCAGATCAATAACAACATCGTAAGCGCCGCTATACGACTGTTTTAGCGTGTCTCCCCACAGGTGTTTGTTATAACTGCCAACAACATCAACTGTTTCAAACGTAAGCCCAAATCTTTCAAGACTGTTATAAGCAATCCACGCTAAAAATCCACTTCCTAAAATTAAACACCTTTTATTAGGACCGACTCTAGTTTTAATAGCATCCAACGGTTGCATTACTACATTAATACCACACGCAACAGGCTCCAGTATATATTTTGGATCTGCACTAGGAACAACTACAAATTCATTGTGTCTACAGTTGTAGTAGTCTGCATAAGCAGGCTCACCTCGGGTAGCTACAATGTCGCCAACCTTAACATTTTTAATCAACTCGCCAACTTGTGTAACTTCTCCTAGACCTTCGTGGCCTTGCATTTCTTTAGGAAGTGGACCAAAGTTGCCTACCATCATTTCTATATCACTGCGGCATACACCTGTCATTAGTGCTTTAACTTCTATCTCATCAGACTTGTGTGCAGGCTTAGACCATTCGATTTCCTCGAAGCTACCTTTGCCGTCTGTATATAATAATTTAACTTTCATAGTGCCTCGATCTGTTTGTGAATCCAAATATCTTGTCTTACTTGTTGCTGCCAAAAATTATCATTGTCCACGTTATCAATCGCATCCTTTATCATATTATGATATGCTTCTTCAGGACACCATCCTAGTTCTATTGTAGTATCATTAATAGTAACACAACTTTCTTCTGTTGTCAAGTCTCTCCAGTTTGCATGCACCCGCCACCTTTCACCAAACGACATTTCAACTTTATCGTCTACATCGTATGTTCCGTTGTAGTTAATAGTGCCGTAATCTGTACTATCGATGTTCTGCAAAGTCCATTGCTGTTCGCTAGTTTTCTTAGTAGCAGATGTGCTATACCAATACGGATTTAACGCAATGTAAAGGCTTAATAAGTGAGGCACTAGGTCTCTGCTAACTCCACCGTATGCGAGTTCTTTAGTAGTAAACCAACTGCCAGGATGCGGAATACAATTCTTTCTAATCCACTTAATATCAATGCTATTTGATTGCGCTGCGAGAGTTTGCATTTCACCGATGTTATCTCTCCACATATTATTCTTTACCATCATAATACGTGTGTCAGGATATTGACTTAATATGTCTATCCATTCTTTAGAGTTCTTAAATCCTGGCTTTTCTACAAATACAATTTTACTATATGGCGCAACCTGTTGTGTAAGTTGTGCATGAGTAAAATTAGGTGTGCATATGTTTACAGTATCGAAAAAGCCATGCGCCACTAAAGCATCTTCTACTCTTGAAAAGTCTGCGTTCTTATCTGGGTTAGTATCAACAGTTATAACTTCAGCGTCTAATTGTGTTAAGACGCTTTTATAAAGCTCACCAATGCCCATTCCTATTATAAGACTTTTCATTCTAAACCTTTTTGTACTAAGTATGCATTAATACGATGCATTTCGTCTTTTAGATAAAGTTTCATAGTTTTCATTCTACGAACTTCGTCGGTTACATATAAGTTATCATATTCAATTAGTCCTGATTCTAAAAATGCTTCTGCAAGTGTAATAGGAATATCTAAACTACAAATTTTACCTGCTGTTAAGAATGCCTTGATCATATTCTCCCAAGGCGTCCATTGATCCGCATCTTCTGGAAAGTTTGTACCGGGATTAAAACTGTGATTGGCACCAAAGAAGATGTGTCCGCACTGTTCTTGGTCATAATGCTTTTGTATAACATCACAAGGTTGTACGCCTGTAACAAACAACGTCTTCATTCCAAATGCAGGAGTTTTTTCAACTTCTACACCTGTAAAAAAGATGATGTCGTTTGCTTCGCCTGTGTTGTAATCACGTTTCATCTTACGCTCCAAACTCAAAAAGTCGGTTGTTTGTATTAGTTGAAACTTTTTTTATATGTTCCATTGCACCTGGTGTAATACGATACTGATATTGTCCGCGTTCTTGTTTTTCAAAATAGCTCCAGTGATCATCACCTCGAATATATTTAGGCTTATGCTCATGCTCTACTAGAGCATAATTGTCAAGTACTGCCTGACCGTACTCCCATGCTGCTTTAAGTTTAGATTGTATTTCGTTACATGTAAAATCATAAACTTTTGCTTCAGTGACTACGTTGTCACCAGTAAGAATGTTCTCGTCATATTCAACACGGTATTGCCGTTGGATCTTATCTCTAATATTGCTATATTCCCAAGGAGTATTTATAATGTCAGCTGACAGCATTGCGCCTACTGTATGACCACTTGTACTACTCCGCAACCGACTTTTTATTTCAAGTCCATACTTGGGAAGATCTATACCTTTTCCTCGATTAACTTTGTAACCTTTATCTTCAAGATCGTCTTCGATCCACCTTCCGATGTTGCCATGATCTTGCGTCATCGGAATAACTGTTCCGGGGATTATTGCACTATTAAGTGATATTACTTTTACCATTATTCCAGTCCTTTTTGTATTAGATAACTATTAATTCGATGCATTTCGTCTTTTAAATAAAGTTTCATAGTTTTCATTCTACGAACCTCCTCAGTTACGTATGCATTATTATACAACGATTCTATCTCTTCGTCAAGCTCTCTGTGCTTACGCTTTAATTCGTCGTAGTGTGCGCGGAGTTTATCTTCGACTTCATCATAGTTGCTCATCCTGGAGTTCCTCTAATTTAGTTTCATCTAAAGTTTCTTGATCTTCGACTTCTTCAGGCTCTTCTATATCAAACAATGCATTAAAGTGTGTACTAGAGTTCACAGACTTCTTACCTACTGCACCGCGTGTGCCAGGAATCTGCATCCATAACCTACTATTGTCTTCGACTATCTTGTTTGCTTCTTCTCTAGTAGTAGCAGCAAAAACAGCATCAATAACATCGCCAACAAATAGTTGCTCATGCTTTTCATTTACTAACATTGAAGGAACTTTGCCTGCATCGTATTGACGATTTGCTTCTTGCACAGAGTTTAAATGCATCCATACATTATGTGCCATTAAGATTGCATAGCTAAAGCTATCCCAGGAAGTTTTGCCTTCCTTACCGATCCTGTTTAGATCACCTGGTGCATAAATGCAAACATCTTTTACAGTAGTATGTTCCATTACAGGACTAGTAGCAAAGTTTTTGTGAATACCATCTTGTACTACTGCATCCTTAAATAATCTAGTATCTTGCGAATACTTTTTGTCATCCATTGCTGCTGCCATTCGATAAGACCATTTGCCACGATCTTCGATTTCAGTCTCAGTATAAACTTGACCATTTGCAGTTGCAAGGAAAGGACTAGCACAATCAAAGCTAACAGTAAACTTAGGATTATGATACTTGCGTACAGCACGTTGAATGTCAGTTAACACTAATGCCCACTCTAATTTACTAGTACCTAAGAAGTGCATCCAGTCATGTAAGCCTTCTTCCAATAATCCGTCAAAGCGCAATGCAACTAGACGTTTTAGAACTAAGTGGACATCACACATGTTTTGTCCGCCCATTCCCCAACCATTAAAATGATTGTCTGGATATATGGCAGGGTCGCAATACTTCTTCATACGATCATACCAATCGTCTGCGTCAGTATGATTCTCGCCTTGTAGCACATTTAAGAATTTGCAGTTGCCATTACGATTGTTAATAAAATAATCATTATTAATTTCTGTAGCTCGACATGCTTCTTCGTATGTGCTAATTCCTGTAGCTTTTTGACCTTCTGGACTACGAGCAACCCATGCTGGAATATCTAAACACATTCCATAATCCATTAAAGCATCCATCCAAGTTAAAACTTGCTTACGCTTTTTCATTGCAGCAGGACAATTCGGATCTTTCCAATCGCCGGGCCACTTGCCTTTACCAATCTGGAAACCGCCTGAATCGCCTAGTACAAAACTTTTGCCATCACGTGGACGAGTTCTAAACATTTCTTCTCGGTCATCTTGTTTGTTCAAGTCGAGATTAGCATGTCCTGCAGAGTACAAGCACCACTTGTAATATAACAGTGGGCTTGTAGGATCTAAGTAATTAATACTTTCTACATCATTTGTAAAGTTTGTAGGCAATCTGGATGGTTCGATGTACGGGAATCGTTTTCTTTGATACCCGATAAATGCGGAGTAAAAACCAGATGTTGCTGGTAAAAACAAGGCATAATCTTTTTGTGTTGCTGTTAAGTCTGTATTCATGCTCTCCGCCGGTCCATCCATATTACTTGCTCTGCGCTGGTAGAATATAATCGTATGTTGCCATACCTGAATCAACTGCAATCTTCATTGCACCTTGATCGCTAATGCTCATAGTAATATCACCGCTCAGATTCAAAACAGCTTGTACTGCTGCTACGGGCCAACTCCAAGTATGCTGCAATGTACCTGCTACTGCATTTTGGAATACAAACTCGCCTGCGTGTGTACTTGCATCGCCGAAGCTAAACACTAAGTCACTTACACCAGCAGTTGCTTTGGTAGTAACATTAAATGTAGGCTCTTCGGTATGTGCCGCACTCATTAACTTCATACGTCCGATACTAGCAACACTTGGCTTAAATTCTACAGCCCATGCAGCACCTTTAAATGTAACATTTTTTAACTTCTCTTCGATAATTGCTTTGTTCATAAAGCGATAATCATTTTCAAAGTCACCTGCGTTGTTTTCAAAGTGAATATGCGTTGGCATAGTTTCGCCATTACGTTCTGCTGTAATTACATCAATCTTAGCATCTTTCTGATACTCGGGATTTTTCAAATGCAATGCAAGTTTGTCTAAGTTAGGCATACCAAATGTGCCAACAAACTCAGTAACTGGTGTGTGGGTAGTTGCAGATAAGATAACACTCCTATCCTCTGCCATTGAATTAACACTAGTAGTACCATCTTCCGATGTGACTTTGACTAGTGGTAGGAAACCTAGTGCATGTGTGTGTGCTACTACGTCTTGTAAGATATCTTTCATACTGTTTCTCCATTGAATAAGTTTATTATAACGCCTTTTTTGGCCTTTGTCAAGTCTTTCTTTACTGAGTATTTAGGTTCGTACCCAAGTGCTTTCATTTTTTCTAAGTTAGCACAAGTATAAAAACGCTCTCCCGGGGTATTTAGACGTACTGGAACATCAGTTGCTAAATCCTGGATCTTTACAGGAACTCCAGATCCAATATCAAGTACACCTTTAACGTAATCACATTCTATTAAAATATTAATAGCATCAATCACATCAAGTAAGTGTACAAAATCTCTGTAGTGTCTAGTAACATATTCTAGTTCACCGTTAAATAGTTTATCAAAGAACATACCTTTACGCGGAGTATGAGACCATACTGTATGAAATCTCATTCCTAGTGTATTAGGATAACGTTCTGCAAGTTCTTCTAGCACATACTTAGACGCTGCGTAAGGGTTCAAATCGGGCTCGTAAGCACTCGAACTGCTCGCGTACAGTATACGTGTGTTTTGATAACGCTCAAACAAGCGCCTGCTTGCTTCGATGTTATTCATCCAGTATGCTGCTGGATCCTTAATGCTTTCTCTTACACCCGACCGTCCTGCTAAGTGTATAATTAAGTCAAAGTCTTTATTTGGAAAGTCACAAGTTAGTAAGTCATTTCCTTCCACTAAATCAATACCTGTAACAGTATGATTAAGTTTAAGTGCTCTTAATAGACTAGAGCCTATAAAGCCTCTATGTCCTGTTAGTAGTATATTCACGTAGCCTCTCCCATGTGTGTTGCCATCCTTCTACATGATGGTTTATACCGCTGTAGTTTGCTAGTTTTAATGGATAATCGTTGCCATCTATGTCGATGTCCTGTAGTAGTTTTCTTAGCATTTAACTTTGTACTACTTACTACAAGATTGTTAAGTTCGGTATTATCTGTAACAACATACCGACTATCAGACTTAACAACTTCACCGCCTATATCCCAAATAATATCATTCATACATTAACTCCTTTAACTCTCTAAGCTTTTCCATAAGCTCTTCAATAGTATTTAGGTCCTGTTCGTTCTCCGTATCAATTTCTATCTCTAGTTTAATCTTCATTTTACTCTCCAAAGTCAAACAAACTAGTAAATGTGTTATGACGCTTAGTATCCTCTAATGGATAGTTAAGCACACCAATTAAGTTGTCTAACTTATTATCAATAATAGTTTCCGCCATCGCTGCATCATCAAACGGAAGTTCTTTGAACCATTCCGGCAAACGCATTTGATCTGTCGGATACGCTACGCTTGTATAGCCTAATGGATTAGGTTTTAGTTTGCAAACAATAACTTTCATACCGTCTACAACTTCTTCAGAATACTTGTCGCCGTTCATTCGACGTAGTGTATTCCAGTTAATACTTGCTCGAACGTGTCCGGGCATGTTAGCTTTACCTTGCTTCTCTTCTAAGCGGCGATAGTGTCCAACTTTGTTTGCACGTTTAGGTGAACCTTTCTCCCAACCCGGGCGCTCATGGAACTGTTGACGGAACTCTGTAATACGCTCAAGTACATCAGTACGCGGCTTATCAGTAAGTACCATAAGTAATAGCTCGCTTAGAAACTCCTGCATAAACACAGGTGTATCCGACCTACGTAAGTCTAAGCCCATTGCTTTTACTTTACCAACTTTACCGTCAATGTCTGTTCTAAAGCCTTCGTTGTCAACTACTAATGCTGCATAACGCTTCTTAGTAATATACAAGCCCGACTGTGCAACAATCTCGCGTCCTGCTGCAATAACAGTTGCACGACTCTTTGGACAATGATGCGACTTTGCCATCATCTCAGTAAACGTACCATCAACTGCGCCACATATCTGATCATACAATGTAATTGCTTTATCAGTATCCCATTCGATCTTACCTGATTCGATATCATTTTGTAAAGTAGGCCAAGCACTAAAGTAGACCGAATCTGTGTTATGAACCAAATGTCCATTTGCAAAGAAAAACGGATCGTCTTCGGCAATGCTTATATCATATACGTACTGGTCGCCTGTGTTTGGTATCTTTTCTACGCTTGCTACTCGTTGTCTTATTACTTCAGCCATGTTATGCACCTTTGAATTATTGTTTTAGGATCAGCCAAATACTCTGACTCCCATATGATTAGTGTGTCTATGTTACGCTTATCTTTTAATGCTTGAATCTTCTTTGCATCTTTTTCCCATACGTGTCTTGCTAATAACTCAGATTGTGGATGATACCAGTTTTCAGCGTATTTGTTAGGATTGCAATGCCAGTAGTCGCCATTAAATTCTATTGCTTTGTCATTGTGTACAATGTCATAAAAGTTTGGCTTGTCATTTGCCCAAATGCAATATTGTTTCGTTTTGTAATAATAGCGCAATTCTTCTTCCAGTGCAGACATTATTTCATCAGCAAACTGCTTTTCTAAATTACTTGAATATTTTTCTGACTGTTTATAATTAGCAATTATATCTAGTGCTACTGCTTCATCACAGTTGTTTCTTTCCATTACTACATCTAGTGAGTGTGACTTTATTCTACACACTTCATTGTACATGTCTGTACCAGTTGTAGTACCAAACTTTTCTATGAAATATTCTTTTGTGTTTGTGTATGCCTGTCTATCGCAATATGATTGCCATTTAATAGCACCTGTCACTTCACCGTGCCGTTCTATTAAGTTTTTTAATGTAACAGCTCTTGATTTATTATATTCATCAAAGTCGGCTTCGATCCATCCATGTTTCTCTTGTTTGTATTGCAGCGTATTAGAATACGCTTGTTTTCTTTTATAATCATCCCATGCAGCTTGACCCTGCACTGTTCCGTATTTCTTTTGCATATTAACTAGTGTGCAGGCTGTTGACTTAGCAACCTCATCGTCTACTAGTTTAGCATGGGGATATGCGATTTTGTATTCTTTACCGTTCTTAAACTTTCCAGTACATTTATAAAAAAAATGTGTCCACTGTAATCTTTTTGCGACTGTGCCGCACTCTATACATTTTGGCATGACTATGGTGATACTCCTATCGTTGTATGCTTGCTATACTTATTTAACATCATAGTCAAAAAACCCTACTTAGCAAGAGTAATAACTAAATCATTTTCTTGTAAATCTGTTGCCTTTATTTCCAGTAAGAACCCATCTCGGTCTATCATTAAACTGTGATCTTCTGTTACTGTAACCGACGTTCCGTCTTCCATTGTTACCTTGTATAATTGCTTAGAAGTTTTATGACGCATAACATAGTTCATTTTAGAAATAGTAATTTTATCATTTAATGCATGGAATCCAAGTGTTGTAATGTCCGAGTCGTTAAACATTGCATATTCCTTTCCACTAGGATGTAATACTTTATCCTCAACTGCATCAAACAAATCTTCAATTGCAATCATGCCATTTGATGTGTTAATCATCGAATCACCGGTAACGCTATCACCATAGATAACAGCATCACCTACGTGATCGTATACACCTGTAATAACTTTGTTTGCTTCTGCACTCATGTGCTTAACAATTGTGCGTCCTGTAAGTGTAGTACTCTGTCCAATACGCTTGTCAAAGAATCTACATCCTGGATTAAGAATAGCACCATACAAACTGTTCAAGTTAATCTTCTTAACCAACTGTCGCTTATCCCAATACTCAGTTTCAACAGCATTGCCTGCGTCTTTAGCTTTCTTAAGATGCGCCTGCAATTCTTTACGTTCACTGTACCAACGCTTTAGAATACCTGGAATAACACCTTCAAACTCTGTAGTAAAGATAGTACCATTAGCACTAAGCATCCAAGGTTGATTGCTGTCAAATACTAATTGATAAATCTCTGCACCACTTAGTACATCACTGCGTCCATCTTCCCAGTCAATTGTAAGCGCAATAGCCTTGCTCTGGTCCATAACTGCTTCGTATTCTTCTGTAGCAAAGCGTCCTTCCCAGCTACCAGCAAAGCTTTTCTTCTTTAAGAACATGTCTTCATGTACTCGAGCGTCACTAATATCCGGACGTATCTGTCCTATAACAGTTTCAGGAGCCATATTTAATGCACGAATCACACTAGGATATAGCGAATTCAAATCCATTGAACATATCCACTTGTGCAAGCCTTTTTTAGGATACGCAACGTATGCACCAGCAGCTTGTGTAGCTTCCTCATCGCGCTTTTTACGATTAGGTACTTGTAAGCCTCTGTGCCATGCTTCGTTAACGATAGCTTGCTCTGTAACAGCTACAGCACCCATTGTAGTTTGTAGAAGCACTGTGTTGCTGTGTGCTAGTTCGTTGCTTAGATCAATAAAGCGGAGCTTCTTATCCAACTTGTCAAGTAGTGCAGTATCCTGAATGTTATATTGAATAAACTTGCGGAAGTCGTTGTTGTAAAGTGCGTCAAGTGTACCTTCGTACTGCGTCTTATTTTCACCTACTTCAATTTCACCAATAGCATCTAGTCGATATGTGTGACGTTCTTCATAAGTGTACTTACGGTATAAGTTCAAACTATCTAAGTGTACACGCCCGACTAAGTCAAACGTTTCACTTTCTTTGCCAAACTTTTCGTACATACGCTTCTTAGGAAGTTGTCCCCACAAGCAGAATCTACGTGTGTCATCTTTGCTTAATACCCTTGCAGTCCTGTTTACAGTATATGGAATATCATATCCTTCACTGTTCCAACCACTAAGTACGTCACTGTCTTCAATTAGTGTTAAGAAAGTATCGATCATGTCGCCTTCTTTCTCAAACAACATTACATTGTCAATGCCTTCTAGTTCTTTACGTGCTTGCTCCATAGTAAGTGTCTTAGGAGGAACAGCAATACACACCATTGTGTCTAACCACTGCAAGTATACCGAGATACTTGTAATAGGCATAAACGGATCACTAGGATCAGCAAAGCCTTTCTCTGGATCAAAGTCAGTTTCGATGTCGAAAAACGCAATGTTTAGTTTAGGTGCATCTTGGTTAAGATAGTTTTCACTTAAACACTGAAAGATAGGATTAATATCACTCTCAAACAGTTCTTTGTCTCTGTTAATGGCTACTTCTTTGCGGAAGTCTTTTGTGCTTTTGCACACAATACGACTCAGCGGATCACCGTACACACTTTTGTACTTGCCCTTTTGGTCTTTATAATAAAATGTATATTTTACAGGGTATTCGCGGAAAGTTCTCTTCCCGTCTTTGCGTTCAACTGCCCGAATAATATCGGCGTCTCGGTCGAACAGTGCGTCAACATACATAGTGGGGTTTCCTTTTGTGATAATTTTGATAAATACATACGTAGATGCTACGTACAGGAATAATTAAATGTCTAATAAACAATCTATTGCTCAAAGAAAAAGATTTTCTAATTCTGTAAATCATAGAAAAAACAATTGGATTTGTGAATCTAATAAGATTCACAACGACAAATATGATTATACTAAAGTTGAATATAATAGTCAACTTACAAAAGTTGAAATAATTTGTCCATTTCACGGCAGTTTTTTTCAAAGACCTTGCGATCATAAAAATCAAAAACAAGGGTGTCCTAAGTGCTCTCATAATTTTCCTCTAACTAAGGAAGACTTTATAAACAGAAGTAAATCTCTATATAAAGAAAAATATAAGTTATTAAGCAGCTTTAAAGGAACAAAACAACCTGTAACTTTATCATGCTCTGTCCACGGAGAATTTAAGTTAAAGTCTGCCCAACAGCACTTTAGTAAAAACGGCGGCTGTCCGACATGCTGGTATGAACTACGTTTAGAAAATCTTAAGCCCGGTAATATTTCCAAAAAAGAAACAGAATGGTTAGATTTATTAAATATTCCGTTAAGACAGGAGAAAATAATCATAGAAAACAACACTTATCTTGTTGACGGGTTTGATCCCGAATCAAATACTGTTTACGAGTATTATGGTTCATTTTGGCACGGAAATCCTGAAAAATATAATTCAGACGATGTAAATACCGTACTAAACAAAACATTCGGCGAGTTGTATCAAAAGACCTTAGACAGAGAATCTGTAATAAAAAAACATTATAATGTAATTTCTGTTTGGGGGTAATCGCGTCTACGTAACTCATTCATTCTCCTTACAGATTGTGGCCTGCATACCTTTTACCTGCTCTTAAAGTGAGCGACTCTAAAATACTTAGTTAGTTTAAAATAAACAATTGTATAAATGATATTAAATTCATCATAGTAAACCAAGTACACAGCACGATTACAAACGCTGCACGGCGCTTTACAGCGCTGATAATACCCAGTATACTACCTACTAGATACATTGGTACAAAGATGCGTGTAGCAGGATCTAAGATAGTAAATGTTAGAACAGCACTAGCACTAATTAGCAGCACTGCTTCTACCATTTCACAGTAGAACGCTACAGGACTAGTCTTGTAACTGTTCTTAAAAAACTCTGTAATTTTATTAATCACTATTTGTCAATACCTACTGTTGCAACTAGGGTTTCAAGATCGTCATATGCATCTGCATGCTTATCCCAATCACGTTTTAGTCCAATTTTAATTGCTTTGTTAATTAAAGAAGCCTTAATGTCAAGTTCTTCTGCTACTGCTTTTACAGTGTCTTTGAGACCACCCTGCAAGTCTTCAATCTCTTGCATTACTGTTACGCCTTCTTGGACTAGACGCTCAAGTTTTGCCTTTTCTTCTGCACCGTAGGTACGATCGCTCATATGTTCTCTCCTGTTGAGTTATGTTGTTAAGTATATTATAGCGCACATCGTGAAAAAAGTCAAGTAAAAACTTGACTTTATTTGATTTATTTGTGTAGGGTTACTTTTTAGCGTTTAGCTTGCGGTAAAGCATTTCTTTAATTGATTCTGTTGCAAAATCAAGCTGCTTCTTGTGCTTATCTTTACGCATAGGCTGCTTCTTCTTGTTTTGATCTGTATGTACACCAGAACCACTCGATTGTGCATGTGATGCAACAGGATTTCTAGTCTTTGGCATTTTTAGCTTAGGAGCTTCTTGTACATCTTCTGCCATCCTTGCCATAAAATCATCAAACTTTTTCGATTTTCTAGGATCTGCTGCAATCTTGTGCAATTGTGCAGTATGCTTCTTAAGGAAAGTACTTAATGTAGCTTGTGAAGGCTTTTTTGCAACTACGTTAGTTTTATCTTTAGGTTTTGATTTGCCCAAGCTTTTTAACGGATTCTCAACACCAACTGCGCCTAAATTATTATGGTTGTCCCATCCTCGCTTAAAAGCACCACCGACATCCAATTCATTAACAGTTTTTTGTGATTCGTTCAACGGCACATCAGGTAATCTAACTCCTGCCAGTGCAGCAAAATCATTTAGACTGTAATCGCCTTCAACAGGCATAGTACCTTGTTGTACTTCTACACTTTCCTGCAGGAAGTTTTCTTCAGTTTGCACACTTTCTTGCGGCACACTGCCAACAGACTCGGTTAGTCTACGTAAGTCTTCTGCTCGATCACTTGGATCTAAGTCAAATAGTTTTTGTTGTAGTGCTGCAAAATCCATATTAGTCTTCCCAAATCTTTGAAAGTCTGTCACCCATTGATCTGATAGCTTCTGCATCAGTCATTTGTGCTCGGGGCTTTTCAGGTTCTGTTTGAGAATTTACTAGTGGCGCCGCTATAGTATTTGACTGCATTACAGTCTTTTCACGATTACCGTCTACTGCACCAAATATATCTTCTGCGTTTACTGGTTTATACATAATATTATTTTCCTAGTTTAGTTTTTAACTTTGCCTGGAGTGATTCTTTGTAGGTTTCAGATACTGCATTACAGTTACAATGCTTACAAGTTGGAGGACATGTGCAATCTTCTGCTAATGTATCAGCGCCACAGCACTTGTCTGAACAGGTTTTATCTTTTGCTTCTGTAACTTCACCCATTGGACTTTCTTGATACTCTAGGTGATGATAAACACTACCAATCATATCTGCTGATTTAGTAATTTTAGATTGTACCCAGCCTTCTAAGCCGTCTCTTTCACTTACGCCTTTGAGCATTTCGTGTAGTTTGATAGCATACTTTGCTAGTTTGTAAAGTTCAGCACGAGCCATTTGTACTTCATGGTCTTGTTCAGCTAGATGTGCTTCATCGCCTAAACCTTCTTTAACTTGTTCGTTTGCTCTTTTTAAAACTGCTGCAACTTGTTTATGCTTAGATAACCCTGGGCTCAGCTTTTCAATAGCTGCCGTTGCGCCTGTCATGTTGCCACCCATTTTACTAGCAATAGCTAAGGCTTGCTTTACAACACTTGGCGAATGCTCTTCGCTTAATTCTTTTTCTCTCATGTGAGTGACTCCAATACGTATTATGTAGTATTTATGCTTTCTTCTTTGCTTTGGATTTCTTTTTAGGCTTTGTAACACGGCTGATAGGTTCACTGCCAATGCCACCGTTGACAAATCCATTGCCGCCGCCCATACTAGTTGCAACACTAGCAGATGTCATTTCTGTTGTTTCGCCCATTTTAGCTTTATTTAAAGCAAGCTCTTTGCGCTTTTTATTAATATGGGCTTCTGTGTCTTTGTCTATGCCACTTTTTGATTTGCGAATCTCTCTTTCAATATCGTCTAAATCCATACGATGACGCTTATTCTTATCTTTATCAGTTTCAGCTTCAGGAATTAAAGTGCCAGCTGCTTGTAACATTCGCTTGACATCGTACTCGTCAATATCAAAATCATAGGCTATTATATCTATTGCTGTTTCTGAGTCTTTGCTTTGGTCTATTAGTTCTTTATAATACTCAACTACTTCTGGAGCAAGTCTTATCATATCTTGTCCCATTTTTTGATTTCGTTCTTTATTCCAAGCATCAAGAGCATCTTTGTCTAAATTTGAATGTGGGTTTTTAAAAGGTATTACATCACCTTCTTTTAATATTTCATTAATTTTCATTTTACTTTTCTATCCTTCAGTATATCTTTAATTACAGTTGTGCCTCTATCAGTAAAGAGCCCCGGTACCACAGCGTGTATTAACAGCGCCGGTATAAGTATCTGTAACTTTATTGCTACCTTAATAGCGTGGAACATATGTTCTAAACCTGTTTCATTTTGATCTCGCAGGTGTTGTTTACATTTCTTACTAAACATTATTTCTTTTTCGCTTTCCCTGCTTTCATATTAGCCATCCAATGTGCCATGCGTTGTTTTTCACCACTGCTATTCTTTGCAGTTTTACGTAAACTACTTACACTTGCTTTAGTATTTACCCCACTGCGCTTGGCTAAACCTTTACGCCCTGGCTTCTTACCATCAGCAAAGTTTTCAGTCATCCCTAAGTTAAACATTACGTTAGTACTAGAACCTTTTACTTTTTTACTTAGCGTAGGCGGACGTCCGTCTTTGTCTACTTTATTGCCAAACTTAGCAGCTTGCTTTGTAACTTCATCAGGACCAACATCGTGTGTTTGGTTCTGTTTAGTGATGCGGCCAACGCCTTCTGTTATTTCAGATATTTTCATGTTACCAAATCTTTATTATATGAAAATCTACAGGCTTTAAAAACTTAATTTCATGTCTGCGATCTTTTAAGTCGTTGAATACAAACAGTTTAGGCGAAGCTTTAATTATTTTCTTAGCTGCGTATTGTCTTTCTCTAAACTTTTCGGTCCTTATACCATCTTTGTGTGTAGTAACTTCATCAGGAACAGTGATAATAAGTTGATACTCTTCCCGTGTAACTCTTTTCCACCAATTTCTTAAACCCATTACTTACGTCCTCTAAATCCTTTAGGCACATTCTCACCTGTCATTTTTGGAAGGCCAAACCATAGTTCGAACCATTCTTTATCGCCGGGCTTGATGTTTTTTGATTTCATTTGTTTGACATTGCTTGCAGCAGCGTCACTAATGTTTTCTAGAGTGTACTCTGTGTAACCTTTAAATTCGTTTACACCTGCAAGTTGCTTTATGCGCTCTAGTTCATCCATTTTTTCGTAAAGCTAGAGAGATATCTTCGCGTGTGATAGTATAACGCTTGCCGCCACGTGTTTTAATTTCTCTACCTACCATCATTTTTAATAGTTTGGATAGTTTTTCAACATCTTGTTCTTTGTCTAAGTAGTCCATAATTAAATTTTTAATATAAGGAACAAGTGAAACTTTATCTACTACAACATCAGATTCTTTAACTGACTCTTTTTTACTTTTCATATTTTTTACTGTTTTTTCTATTTTGTCTAAACGAGCAGCAAGGTCATCTGCCTCTTCGTCATTATCAAAATCAGTTGCTTTAATTAAATTTTTGTTATCAGTAATTGCTGCCAACATTAATTCTAAATCCGAGTCTGCGTGTGGATAACGAGCTTTTAATCTTGCCATGGCCCTTACAGTTTGCCCGGTAACTCCGTCAGTGCCATCTTCTTCGACTGGTGCATCAGAACCGCCAAGGGCTTTGTCGAGTAACTGTACTGCTTCATCGTGTCCATTACCGTACATAAGAGCAGCAGCTTTATGTTTGTCTTCATCACTCATATTGGGCCAAGTTGCACGTAATTCACTTGCACTCTTGATTTGCATGCCACTAAAGTCAAAGTTAATAGTAGGACCATATGCCATGTATCCCATTTCATCAGATGAGTTTAAATCTTTGCCTGTGTATGTTCTTAAATATCCTGGCTCGCCATTCTTCTTAGTTTGATCTGGCTTAGGATGTTCAGCTTTGTCTTTTTGACTGCGTACAAATACAAGTGCAGTAGTATCATCTACAATATCTTGGTAGCTCATAGCATTAAAAGGTGACTTGACTTGTATGAAATTGCTTTCGGGAACACCTGCCATGCCTGCTAGTTTCTTCTTTACATCAAATGGAAAAGGTCTAGCTGCGGTATCGTTAGTTGCAGCAACATAAACATTGCCTTGTCCGAATGTTTTTACCGCCCAATCATAAAGACTTTTATGCCCAGGATGAAACGGATGAAATCCACCAGGCATGACTGCTACAATACGTTTTGCCGGAGCTTCATATAAGTCTCTAATAAACATTAATATGCTCCGTCTTTAATCATTTTCATTTCTTCGCCGAAGATTTTATTAATTATTAGACCTTTGTCTTCATCTCTAAAAACATTTTCTGGTTTGCCAAGCTGAAACCTTTTACAATATGTTTCCATTGCATTACCGCATACTTCGCCTAAACAATCTTCAGCAACACACTCGTCACCTGCATCGTGCCGATCTTTCATATTCATAATAGCAGGAAATAACTGCTTACGATAAAACATAGGATCGTTACGCATGAAGATAGCAACATCATCTGCTACATCAAATGGCAAACTGTCGTTAGTTGGCGCTGCAAATTCATCTATTCTCATATTACCACTTCCATTTTCTTATACGTGCTTAGTTGTTCTACTATGATTAGTTATTTTATAGATAGTATAATGCATTACCAAGCCCTACAACTCCAATATCTCGCGCCAGTACGCGGTCCTGGATTATCACAATTGTGTCTTGCTCTAAAACTCTTTCGTGCGCCTGGGTTATTCTTTTTAATCTTCATAGCTTTACCTTTAACACTGCTTCCACCGTGTCCAAAGTTTACTTTTTTAGTATTACCTGTCTTAGGATCTTTAACATACACCTTAAACTTCTTAACATCACCTTGCATAGGCTTGCCTAGTTTAACTGTGCGTCCTTGATATTCTGCTTCGTCCATGATGTCGTCATCGTTGTACCACATTTCACCGTATTGTGCATAAAACTCGTCATCATCGTCATATGTTTCTTCGTCAATTTCTTCTGCATCTGAACTAACTTCGATATCGAAGTCTTCGTAGCCTTGTTCAAACATAAGATTAGCAAGACGGTCTGCATACTCGTCTGATTCCTGTTCGCTTAATTGACGAGAAAGTGGTATTTGATATACAGTAGCTCCTTGCGCTGTTTCATATAGCTCAGTACCTGGAAAGATTGATTCGTCTAGCTGTGATGCTGACTCTTGCTTTTCCATTATTACTCTTACAAAGTGTTCCATGTTGTCTACCTTAATGATTTAGTGTTACTGAGCTAACTGTGCCGTCAGTATAAACTACTTTGGCTCTAACCCATACATAATTGCCAGTAAAACTTGCAATTTTACTTGCTGTTTCTTCTGTTGCTGCATATGTATGTACATCAAACCAGTCTGCTTCTACAGGAGTAACTGCAAGGGTGCCTTGTATAGTTATTGTACCTGTTAGTCCACTGTAGGTGTACTGTACGCTGTGCAATCCGTCACTACGTCCGTAGTAACCGTCACCTTTAAAATTTGTTCCAGTGACAGTCGTAACTGTACTATCCCCTGGGTGTGTATTAGTTGATAAAATTATTTCACTGTTAGCTGCCATACTAATATTTATCAATATCGCCGCTGTATACTAATTTATCTACTGACCTAATACTTGCGCCAGCTAGTATTGTTACAAGGCTCAATACCTTTTCATCTCTTAAATAAATGTATAGACCATTTAAATATCCATAACTTTCTAAACTTTCTAGAGCAATTTTGCCTATTTTACATTTATCATCGTTAGCACGTAGCCAATTTGCAAAATCCTTATTAACCCGTGTGCTGTTAAACCAAACTTTTAATGGTAATTTTGGCACTTCGTCAACAATTTGAATTTTAGTTTTACTTTTAAGAAGTTCTATATATGCAACATTAGGTTCCCAGAATTTAACAGCCGTTGTGTTAAGTTTGTTGCCAAGAGTTAAAAGGAATTCTCTATTATTGGAAAATAGCGTAATTGTCGAATACGGATCTATTCTTAGTTTGTACTCATTAGAATTTTTTAGTGCAGAATAAAGTGTCATTGCATCAAAGTAATCGTTATTTGCAATAGGAATATCAGTCCTCCATGCTCTTTTAAATAAAGGAAAGTTGTTTCGATAATCTTCAGCAAGGCGATCAAGCTCTCTCCTTGCGTAACTTAACTTTTCTTTCTTTTGTAAGTCAGATCTAAAAATGGAGTTAAGTTCATTCCGGAATACCAATTTATAAAGGTATTCCGAAAAGAACAGTTTGCGCGACTCAAGCAGTTTCAACTTGGAGCTCTTTGACACAATCTAGTACTAGTTCTCCGTCTCTAAAGTCAACAGTAACTTTACCGCCATTCTTTAGATCACCGAACAAGATTTGCTTTGATAACGGACGCTTAATGTCTCTATCAATAACACGCTGTAGTGGTCTTGCACCCATCTTAGGATCAAAGCCTTCATCAACTAAATGATCAAGTGCTTCGTCACTAACAGTAATGTCAATGTGCTTGTCTTTGACCATGTCTTTAAGTTCAACAAGGAACTTACCAACAATCTTCATCATAACAGGCTTACCAAGACTTGCAAATGTAATTACACCATCTAAACGATTGCGGAACTCTGGACTAAAGTACTTTTTAAGTGCTTTATCTTCGTACACATGATCACTATCCTTACCAAAGCCAATAGTATTCTTCTCAGCATCCTTAGCACCTAAGTTAGTAGTAAGAATTAGTACACAGTTTCGAGCATCTGCTTCCTTGCCGTTGCTACCAGTTAGCTTACCATTATCCATTACTTGCAACAAGATTTGTGCAACATCTGGGTGTGCTTTTTCGATCTCATCCAACAGTAATACACAGTTAGGTGACTCTTGTAGCTTAGTAATTAAGATACCTGCGTTCTCTTCGTGTCCTACATAGCCTGGAGGTGAACCAATTAGCTTACTTACACTGTGCTTCTCCATGTATTCACTCATATCAATACGTACAAGTTTTACACCAAGTTGACTAGCAAGTGCTTTGGCTGTTTCAGTTTTACCTGTGCCTGTTGGACCCATAAACACAAACGCACCTACTAGCTTATCGTCTGCTTTAAGCCCTGCTTGACTAACAAGTATCTTATCTACAATTTGTTCAATTGCAGTATCTTGTCCGTAAACAACTTTCTTAATATTCTCTTCAAGATTAGCAAGATTAGCTGATTCACGTTCTGCAACTTGATCCGTAGGCAAGTCTAGCATCTTAGCAAGTTCGAATTGAATACCTTCTTCAGTAACAATCTTTTCTTCCGAAGTATCATTATTAACTTTAAAGCGTGAACACGCAACATCAATTAAGTCAATAGCTTTGTCAGGAAGCTTCTTATCACTCTGATACTTTACACTAAGTTTTACTGCTGCTGCTATAGCGCCTTCTGTAATAGTAGTACCGTGATATTCTTCGTAATACTTCTTAATACCTTCGAGAATTTCTGTAGTTGTTTCTTTACTAGGCTCACCTACTACAACACGCTGGAATCGACGCATCAATGCACGATCTTTTTCAAAGTACTTGCGATACTCTTCCCATGTAGTCGAAGCAACAACTTTCAAGTCACCTTTACTTAGTGCAGGCTTCAGCATATTAGCAAGATCATTTGAACTATTGCCGCCACCTGCTCCAGCGCCACTCATCATGTGTGCTTCGTCAACAAACATAATAGTTTTGCCTTGCTTTTGTAGTGCTTGTAGTACTAATTTAAAGCGTTCTTCAAAGTCTCCGCGATACTTACTGCCAGCAAGCATAGCGCCGATGTCTAAGTTGTATACTTTATACTCTTTAAGGAACTCTGGCACAGTGCCTTGCTCGATATTGTATGCAAGACCTTCTGCAATAGCAGTTTTACCTACGCCTGGATCACCCACCATTAGGACGTTGTTTTTAGAACGACGTCCTAATGCTAGTGCAAGACTTTCGAGCTCTTCGCCACGCCCGATAATAGGATCGACTTTGCCGCGCTTAACTTGGTCATTAAGATTAGTTGTAAATGCTCGTAGTGCCTTGCGAGCTTCTCCGCTCATTTCGTCGTCTTCGCTTTCGTCTTCTTCGTACTCGTTATTTAAAAATTCAGAAAACTTTATTTTCTCGCATCCGCCTTTTTCTAAGTAGTATGCGCATATGCTTTTCTTCTCAGATAGCATAGAAAGAAGTACATCGGTTAACTCAATATGCTGCCGTCCAGCAAACAATACTTGTGTGAATGAACGGTTAAGGACACGTTCTACAGTTGCAGTTTTCTTAGGTTTAAATTTTGTTGCTTCAATTGTAATATCGCCGCATTGTGTCTTAAGATGATGCTCAAGATTAGCTTTAATATAATCAACATCGGCGCCATACATTGTAGTAACATTAACGAAATTTTCCTCACAGAACATTGCATATAGCAAATGTTCTAGAGTTATATACTCATGCTGCAACTTTTGTGCATCTTTGATTGATTTATCAAAAACAAGTTGTAATTCTTTGCTTGGTTCTACCATAGTAGTTTAACGTCCTTTATTAATTTCAATCTTTAATTGTTGTATTTTGTCTAACACATCTTTATCAGTTATTTTAGGTATATCTATACCGATAGTTATATACATATTACCTCTTTTGCCTGTTTGCATATTTGGCAAACCATATCCTGGGATATTAAATGTTTGGCCTGGGTTTGTGCCTTGTGGTACTTTTAATTCTAACTTCTTGTTTTCTAGTGTTGTAACTAGTATAACACAACCTAGTAATAAGTCAAATACATTTACGTCTTTTTTTGTAATTAAATTATCTGAATCTCGTTCCCAGTGCTTTGTCTTTTTAACTTTTATCCGTACTAATAAATTACCCCTAGGGTATCTTGGGTGTCCATTATCGCCCAAGCCTTCATATTGTATCGTATCGCCATGTTTTGCTCCTGCAGGCACATCAACTGTGACTGTTTCCATTTTTCCTGTTTGCAGTTGATACTGGATTATTAAATTTTTACCAGTTAATACCTCTGCTAACTCTATATCAGCTTGGACATTAATATCTCTATTGCGAGGAGTCTGTCTTTGTTGCTGTTGACCAAACCCGTGTTGAAAATGATGTTCAAAAGGTGTCCCTGCAAACGGGTTTTGACCTTGTTGCTGTCCGCCAAATGGATTTGCTTGCTGCGGATGATCATATGCATTACGTTTGTCACTATTACTCAAAACTTCATACGCTTGCTGAACCTTAACAAACTCGTCTTGGTTACCTCCCCTGTCAGGATGGTGTATCATACTTGCTTTCTTGTATGCTTTCTTAATATCTTGTGGGGAAGCGTTACGAGTAACACCTAGAATAGAGTAATAGTCCATACAATTACTTATCGCATGGACTATTACACGTTGTTAGTAGTGATTTACTTTTTGTTGATTGCTTCTTTGGCATAGAACGCAGCGACAATAGCAGCAACAGATACAAAGTACGTAGGAGCCATAGATCCTAGTATTTTTCCTGCTTCGTTTAGTCCTGCAAGTATTGCAATTACAACAGCAAATGGGTATAGTAGCATGCCAAATAGTGCAAACCATGCCATATTACGTTGTGCGTCACGCATTAGGTCTTCGTCTTCTAAACGCTTGCGCTTAAATTCAAGATCCATTTGCATTTCTTCTGCAGAGATGTGCCCGTCTCCGTTAGTGTCTATTTTGGTTGCTACTTCAGCATCCATTGTCACATTTTTCTTGTCGTCTTTCTTTTCTTCAGCCATATTATTTTCCCTCTAATTCAGCTATTCGAGCTTCCAGCTCATCTATTTTTTTAGTTACGTGCGGGTATTTTTTGCGCCAAGCATCTGTAGGCTGAACAAACCATGTTAAGCCCCAACGCTCAACGAGCCAATCTAAAAACATATCAAACTTTGCATAACACCAAAGTCCTGCCCTTGTTCCTTTAAACCACGCTAAAAAAGCGGCGCCTAATAATGCTCCTGCTATACTTGTGTAAATCCACAAAGTATCACTTAACAACCTATCTATAAGATCCATTTGTGTCCTCCACTAACTATTTATCGTAGCAGGAATATTATTTGATCTCGTAATAATTGCCGGTTTTTGCTTTTTCAGGATTTTTGCCTTGATAGTCTAGAACCGCAGCTTTAATAGCATCTTCAGCTAGTACACTACAGTGAATCTTTACTGGAGGCAATGCAAGCTCATGTGCAAGCTCGGTATTTTTAATTTTACCTGCTTCGCCTAACGACATACCTTTAACCCATTCGGTGAGTAAGCTACTACTTGCAATAGCACTACCGCATCCATATGTTTTAAATTTAGCATCTTCTATAATGCCATTTTCATCAACTTTAATCTGCAATCTCATTACATCACCACAGGCAGGAGCTCCTACCATTCCAGTACCAATGTTATCAGCTATTTCCCACTTACCAACATTACGAGGGTTTTCGTAATGGTCTAAAACGGCTTCACTGTAAGCCATATAATTTCTCCAATGTTACGGAACACTTAGTTCCTTTTGATTCATTTACCTCATGCGGTAAAAATTCTAAATTAGCAATGTGTCCTATTACTTTAGGTGGCACATCGTTGTTAAAGCCTTCCATAATACTATACTTGTGATCTAAATGATAATTAGTTCTACCACGCTTTTCGCAATGTTCCAACTGTGTTAGATCATTCTTCTCAGTCCAGTAATACACCCTACGTCTGTATTTATTAATCACTTCGATCCATAATTTAGTCTCGTATTAATCGAATGGGTTCCATTTGGAACCTTGTGATTTAGTTACTGTGTCAGCAACTTCTTCTTGCAACCGTTGTGCTTCTGCTTCATCTAATGCTTGAACACTTGCTTTATAATAGTTGTCGTATGCTACTATAATTTGCTGTTGCTGTTGTACTAGCGCACGAATGTCACTAAAGTTTAACCCTAAGTTTTCATACCCTTGTGCAGTGAGTCCAAATACTGCTAATGGTGCACCGCCCGCAGTTAGTTTAGCTATCTGATCATCAATATTATCTTTATTAATAATAACCCATTCGACTTTACGCATGTTAACTTGGTCAACATTAGGTAAAACCAGTTCAGGTTTGTCAATAGGTTTACTCGTTACTTGTATTTGCTGGGGTGTTGTCGAGCATGCCGCTAGACTTATAACGATCATAAAGCCAAGGACATTCCTTGTTAAATTTCTCACCATTTTCCGCTTCCTTTTCAGTATCTGTTAGTGTTGCCCCTGATAGTAATTCAAAGCATCTACTAGCATTAGCAGATCCTCTATTTATTGCCCTTTGTATGCTTTCTGGTTTAGCTGCTGCTAATAGTCCTAAATCAAAATCAGCAAGTTTGCTTGCTAATCTATTGTTTTGTGTACGAATGGCAGCAAATTCGGCGTTGACTTTTTTAAGTTCAGCACTTGCTGCTGCATAGTCTGCTACCATTGTTTTTATTGTAGTTTCGTTTGTTGCAACTGCCATTTCTAATTTTGCATTGTTAGCTGTTAATACCGCAATGGTATTTTGTGTATCAGTATAATACCAATACCCCATACCACTTATGGTCATTATAACAATTAAAAGTAATCCTGCCAGTTTCATAAACTTATCCTAGTAGTTCGCCTAGTGTCGCAGGTCCTGCAATACCATCTGCGCCTAAGCCGTTAGCTGTTTGCCATTCTTTAAGCTTGCGTTCAGTTCCAGCACCAAAGATACCATCTGCACCAATACCAAGTGCTTCTTGCATTGCTTTAACGCCTTCGCCACGCATACCTTTACGTAGTACACCATAGTTTTCTGCGTCAGCGTGATCATCTTCGTCAACGGTTGAATCACTATGTTCATAGCTTGCACCCATTGCAGTAAGTGCCATTTCCCAGTGATGAATACGATCTTCTAAACCAATGTATCCGCCGTTAATGCGCTTAGTCATTGTCTTAATGTCGCCACTGTCTGCATACTTATTAAGGCTGTTTTTATTCCAGTACCAAATTGCACTCATCAGTGCCATTTCTTTATCTTCTGAAACATTATCTGGATTGTCAACTGCGTCTACATCCATGTCTGCACTAAATGCAGTGTAGTTTGCTTTACCAGTTAACTGAATAGGACCACGTCCTCGGTACTTCCAACCATCACCACTGTCTGTATCGCCATTAGACATACGTCCGGCATATACTACGTTAGCGATCTTCTCTGGCTGTCTGTGATATGCTTGTGCATCTCTTCCTGCTCTTTTAAAGTACTTGCCAAAAATAGCATCAAGTGCTTTAGCTGAATAATTTAAGTTTTCTGAGAATGTTCTCCATCCTCCTGACTCGTGACCACACTGTGCAATAAATGCTGCAATACGCTCTGGAGTATTAATTTCGTATTTTGGGAACACTTCATTCATAGCGTTTACCCATCCTTCGGGATCTTTGCAATTCGGAAATAAATCTGCAAATTGTGTAGCTGTTAACATATATGTCTATCCTTTATAATATGATTCGTTCTAGGACAAGTGTATGTCCGTTATTCTCGAACGTTAACTTGTTACCATACTTAGTAATATTATAATCCCCAATGTACTTAGAAAGGAATATAATTTCGGAGAAATCATTAAAATTAAATGATTCAGTAATGCTATCTAGTGTTGGTTGTGTCGGTCCAAAAGCTTTAAATGTAAATGCAACTGGGTCTGCCCATACTTTTTTAATAGTAAGCATGTCTCCCCACATAGTTATATTTTCGACCATACTCTTGTTAAAGAAGTTGGTGTAGTTATCCATTGACTCTGACATGTCGCTAAGTATTTCGCTGTCGACTCCATACAAGTCTGGATCAGTTGGAACTGCTGCGCTTAATTCTTCTAGTGTTAAAGGTTTGCTACGGAATTCTTTGTAGTATCGAAACTTAACATCGGCCATTCCTGTCAGGTTTTCAACACCGCCAGCAAGCTCCATAATTTGCTCACCAATTTCGTCGTCTCTCTGCATTTCAACAAATACTTTATATGTACCATCTGCTTGCTCACCGCTTGTAGCATCTGCATCTAGTACAAATGTATATCCACGTTCAATAAAGCTTGCTAAGTCGTCGGCACTTTCCTTAGTTTTAGTAGCAAATGCAACAGTGACAATATCTTTGTCTGCGCCCATTTTGCTTTTGTAGCCATCTATCTCTAGAATGTTGTCAACTAAATCTCTTAAATCGTATTGTTGTAGTGTCATTATACTGCTGCCTCTTCTGGTGCTGCTTCTGCCGGCAATGCAGCCGCTGCATCTTCTGCAGGCTCTGCGTCCGCATTTTGTGGTATATTAGGTGCTTGCGTTGGATCAATAAATGCTGCCTCTACATAACCGGTATAAATGTCTGCAATTAACTTCTTTGGCATCTGTATCTCTACAACCCATATAGGCTTGCGATCTAGTTTGCCTTTCTTAGTACCAGGACGAATGTCATCAGGCTTTTCAATTTTACGTGGCTCAATTACGTGGCTCTTTTTAAACGTTACTTTACAGTCGTAATCTAACAGGCGCTTTCCGCCCATGGGATCTGGCATATTTTCAGCATTCCACATAAAGCTACATGTAACCCAGTGTCTTTCAATGTTCGGACCTATAGCAAGTTCACCGTCTTTCCAGTTTTTGTAAACATAGATGTCTAATTCGTCCAGCACTCTTTCAAAGTCCTTTAACACATTAAAGGAAGTATTAGAATCATATATTGATTCTACATTTTTAATAATATCTAAAACATCATGCATAATTTAATCCATTCTCTACTATACTTATTTATCGCACTTTAAGAGTTAACATATATTTTTATTCTGATATCTTGATGATAAGTAAATGTGTAGGGAAGAGTTTTTCCGTACTGGAAAAATAAGTCCTTGCATACATATCCCACCAAGGAGGACACTTAATGGGTGCTAAGAGAAAACCCGCTGAAAAGCGCAATTCAAAACGTGGCTACGATAACGTAGTTGATATTAAACCATTCCAAAAGCCTAACAAACAGGTTAACATACTTCCAAGAAACAGAAATCAAGAAACATACGTATTAAAGCTATTAGACGAATCTAAAAACATTGTTTTTGGTATCGGACCAGCTGGTACGGGTAAGACTCTGTTGGCGGTACAAGTTGCAGTTAAATTGTTTAAAGAAGGTGCAGTTGACAAGATTATTGTTACTCGCCCGGCTGTTTCAGTTGATGAAGATCTAGGATTTTTACCAGGTACGCTAGAAGAAAAGATGGCGCCATGGACAAGACCTATATTTGATGTGTTAAAAGAATATTTTAATGCTGCTGAGATCACTGGTATGATTCAAGAGGGTATTATTGAAATTTCACCATTAGCTTATATGCGTGGCAGAACGTTCAAGCGTTCGTTTATATTAGCAGACGAAATGCAAAACGCAACACCAAACCAGATGAAAATGCTGCTTACTCGTTTAGGCGAAGAAAGTATGATGGCTGTAACAGGCGATCTAAATCAAGCAGATAGACTAAAAGATAACGGACTAATTGACTTTACAAGACTGTTAGAACATAGTGATCAATCGTGTTTGTCTGTAGTCCAATTTGATAAAGGAGATATCGAACGCCATGCCGCTGTTAAAGCAGTATTAGCAGTTTATGGCGATGATTAAACTTTAATTACGTCAACGTTTGACTTAGTTAAAAACTCTAGGCCCTGTGTGCTACGATAATCATTTTTGTAGTATACAGTGTCTATTCCGCTTTGATAGACTAGTTTAGCACAGTCTATACACGGAGCATGTGTAACAAACATTGCTGCGCCCAATCCACTTTCACTACTTTTAGCTAATTTTGCAATAGCATTAGTTTCAGCATGTAACACTTCAGCTTTAGTTACTGTAGTACATGTTCCAAGCTCATGGTGATGAATTGTATCTTCACAACAGTTATCCCATCCTGTCGGAGTTCCATTCCAGGAAAACGATAAAATATTGTCGTCGTTAACAATTACACAACCTACTTGCAGTCGTACAGCTCTTGACATTTTAGCACATTCTTCTGCAATGTCCATATAAAAATTCTTCATTCTGTCATTCATAGTAAATTATATTTTCCTGTGGTATATTTTGTAATATGTTTTTAATATTTTCTTCGCCTTCGTAAAACAACCAACTTATGTTTTTTCCTTGACTGGGCGACTTGTAAGTATTAACATAGTTAATAAATCCAGGACCTTCGGATAGTCCTACGATCTTCTTCTTTTTGCTCATCAGTTAGCTTATGTGTAGACTTCAATTTATACTAATCGTATCCGAACTGCATGTAGCATTGCATCACTTGGGATCGGATCAATAGTTACTCCGTCTGGATCAACAATTGCGGACCATCTTCCTACATACTTAGTATCACGGCCCCATTCTACCAATGTTCGCGGAAATACACCGTATAGAATCAAATCTTCGAATCCTAACGACACAGCCAATGTTTCTATATCAGTAAATAATTGTGTGGCGATTCCAGTACCTTGATAATCTAAATCAACAAAAACATGCAGGATACAACATTTCTCTATATCTACATCATTATCCACAAACCAAGCTGCTAATTTTGGCTCGTCTGTAACTGCCCGAGATTCCTTTGTACTCATCAAAATTATAGCACCTACCATTGTATTGGCTGCTTCAGAATCTCGTGCTGTGATTATACGATTAGTACTTCTTGGTACATACCATTTAGCATAATCTTGTACTAGTTCTTCCAGCCCCCATTTAGGATTAATTCCGCTCTTTTGCCAAATGCTTTTGTAGTTTAAGGCTACTACTTCAGTTACTTCCTCTGCTGTCATAGTACTTAAACTAGCAGTGTTATCATATAATATAGTCATTGTTACTTTCTCCTCTTAATCTAAGTTAACTTAGTAATATTTATCTTGCTTTAGTCATCGTCGTGGTTGATTATATCAGGAGTTATTAAGTCCACAGTGTTTACAACTGTTTTACCTGCATATATTACTGTTGAAGCAGCTACGTCTACAACTGCAATTGCCGAACATCCTGTTGTCATTATACATATAACTGCTAATGCCATTAATTTATTCATTTTATGTATTTGTCCACTAGTTTCTTGCCAATGTATAAAACTGCTATTACTGTCATTAAAATTCCTGCCTCTAGGTATAAGTTTCCTGTACTGCTGTCTACTTCAATGCCGTCTGTGCTTATTTCTATGCGACAGTCTTCACATGCTCCTGCTGCTATTTTTTCTAATCGTTCACTCATTTTAATAATTCCAGTAGATATTCGTTCTTTGTAAAAATATAATCCCAATT